CTCGCGCTCGGCTGCCAGATCAGCTGGCCCAGCACGGAAGCCATCGCCTGGAGCTGAGGCAGGACCGTCGGGTTGCCAATCCAAACCGGCGACCCAACACCGCGAGTGAGGAGCTGAGCGTACATATTCACGACGTCGGCATAGGCGATGGCGCCTGCGCCGGCTCGGGCGACGTTGATCGCCGACGCATGGCCCAGGAAGCCGAGGGGCTGCCCAACGCCATTGCCGGTGATGAACGCGACGTCTTCCGCGGCGAGGATTGCACCGCGCAACTTGCTCTCAACCCACGCGGCCGCAGCCGGCGCGTTGCGAAGCAGCTTGTCGGTGATCTCCACGGACGCGGTAACCTCATGCGGGGTAAGGGTCAGCTCCCGGAGAATCGGCTGGGTGTCGGGTTTGGTGTCCCCTTCTCCAACCCATTTCACGGTCACGCCCGAATAGACACCATTTGCGCCGGACTGGTCGTCCGCGGGCATCGTAATCGGGGCATCCGGCGGAGTACCGGCCGGAATGACGTTCGCCCTCGGCCGCACAATGGCGTCCTGCGGGCTGATCGAGGTCAGCATCTCGGCGAACTGAGGCGGAACGAGGAAGCCGCCCGCAGCGCCGACGCCCATGCTGAGCGCCCTCGTCTGCAATCGGCCGAGCCGACCTTCGGCGTCGTCCCTGGTCAGCACCGCCTGGAGAAAGTCGCGACAGGTCGAGAAGCCGCCCGTCCGCTCTTCGATGACATCGGGCGAACGCTCGTCCACGGTAGCCGTGCGGATGCGCTGTGCCGCCACTATCGCCTGCTCTGATTCGGCGATCCTGGCCGTCAGCGCGGCCATCTCGGCCCTTAGTTCGGGGACCGCCTCGGTGGCAGCGGTGAGCTCCTGTATTCGCCCGGGGGTTAGCTCCGCCCCGAGGCGATTCATCTCTGCGATTGCCCGTTCTGCGGCCCGTATGTCGAGGGGTTCCGGCGGTGCCACAGCCCGGTTATCCTCTCCGCAGGCCGCACAGAACGTTTGTCCTTCTGCCAGTTCGGCAGAGCATCTTTTGCATGTTCTCATTTTCGTAAACTCCACTAGTCAAACAAGGTATGCATCTCGTCTAGAGTCGTCGCCCGGCCGCCTGTAGAATTGTGAACAGCGCGTGGAGTTCCGGCGCGATGTTCGGCGTGCGGCTCGACCCCAAGGGTGAACGTATCGGCCCCCGCGAGGCGAGTGCGGCCGCCAGGTCACGCGCCTCATAGAGCGCGGCTGGCAGCACGGCAGGGATAGGCGGTTCGGTGGGTATATCAGTCGGGGACTCGTCGCCCCTGATTTCCGTAGGTTCAAGGATGGCGCCCAGAGCGACAGAGCACTCTGCTACCAGCGCCCTCTCCGGCTCCGTCAACTCCCGGTGCTGGAGTCCAGACAGGGCCGCCATCATGTCCCGCAGGTCAGCCTCGGTCAGCGAAACTTCGGGCGGGCGCGGGTACTCGACGCCCGTACGGGCACGCACCTCGTCCACAAGCGCGGCGGGGTTGCTGGCGAAGTTTCGGGTTAGCAGGCTGGACTCGAAAAGCTCGACCTCCTTGAAGTGGGTGATGTCGTCTTCGCGCGCCTCGGTCACCACCGAGAAGGCGATGGAGGCGGAGTCAATGTAGCCCTTGCGAAGGCCGGAGTAGACGCGCCGACCCGTCTCAACGTCCAGGTCAAGGTCGGCTTCGACCCGCAGGCCACTGTCATCTTCGGAGTGAATGCCAAGGGCGATAGGTTCGGTGGGATCGTGGAACCACACCACCGGGAACTTGCCGCCATGATCGTTGAGCGTCTTAGTGAACGAGCCCTTGTCGAAGATGGTGTCGTAGCTGTCCTGCACCCCGAAAACCGAGGAGTGGAAGACTACGTGCCCCAGGTCCGCCACCTGCACATCGTCTAGCCGCAACGCCCGAAGCTGTCGCTGTCTCATTTCAAATCCCCTTCCGCCTCACCACGTATCAGGAAGCCCTCGGCGCAGCGGCACTGGATGACTTCCCCTGCCGGCCCACCCACGCAGGGCGCCGAGCACCCGTTGGAGTAGTTCTGATCGAGCTTCCGCCGCTGGCCGTCTATCGCTACGTGACTGTCCCGAACCCGGTCGTCACGCGAGCTTATCCACTCCTTCAGCTCCACCACGCCCGACTGCCGCGCCGCTTCCTGCGAGCCGTAGTTGGCCGCGCCCCCTACCTCTGTCCGAGCGATGGTGTAGGAGCGCCCCGTGCTGTAGCCGTCGTAGAGTTCGCGAATGCCCTTGGCGATCTCATCCGTCCCCAGGTCCGACTCGACGGCCTTCTGGAGCAGCGCCTTGAGGTCGGCCTTCGTCGCCTCGGCAATCCCGACGACGTGATCGCCTACCGTCTGCGTTACGAATGATTGCACTTCCGGCTTCCAGGGGTCCCAGGTATCGGCCCGCGCATCCCTGCTACGCCCCGCCAGCTGGTCGGCCACTTCTCCCCCGAAGTGCTCCACGACTGCCCGCCAGTCTGCTTCGAGCGTTCGCGCCCAGGCATTGCGCCCGCTGTTGACGGCGGGGTCTAGCAGTTTCGCTCCGCTCTGCACCGCCGCTTCGACCTTGCCCCCCTCCAGGGCGAAGAGGCCCCGGACATGCTCATTGACGCTGCGCTCCCAGGCCTGCCGCTGTCGGTCGAAGCGCCGCCAATGGTGGGTCCGCTGCTCCTCGGTATGGAGGCCGACCGAACGTTGGCGCGGCGGCTCGTTTGTCGGGATCGTGGGCAATTCCACCCCCACAGGGAACAGCGTCGCCGATACGAAGCCTGTCTCCGGGCAGTCCTCCGGCGGGAAGCCGAGCCCGAGGTGCTCGTTAATTGCCCGCGGGGAGATGCCCATAACGAAGTACCGCCCCGCCTCCTCGCTGCGTTCCTTGCGCGCCTCGATGATGGCCGGCGTCTGTGAGAGATCGTAGTCGAAGTGGCAGTCTCCGCCGCCGAGGTAGGGCCCGAGCTGAATGTCGAGCGCCTCCGCCTGGTCGGAGAGGAAGGGAATGATGGTGTTCTCCCAGGTGGAACGCTCCGCGCTCTTCTGGTTCTCGAAGGTCGCATCCATCAGCCCTGTCGCCAGGGGGTGGACGCCGAAGGCCGAACAGATCAGGCGCGCCGACCAGTTCAGGGAATCGAGGAAGTCCATCTCCTGCGGCGAGAGTCCAAACTGCTTCCAGTCGAGGTCGGCGCCCAGCACCATCGTCTTCCGGGCATTGACGGGCCCCTCGGAATGCGAAGCTAGGGTTTCGCGCAGAGCCTTAATCTGCTCTTCGGTCGGCGTCCCCTTGACGAACAGCGCGCCCGCCGGCGTCGCCCGGTTCTGTAGGCTCGCCTTGTTCCAGTTGATCGCCTCATTGTCGGTGTCTACCGTGCGGGCGATGGCCTGGAGTGGACTCATCCCGTAGTTGTCATTACCGGGATCGAAGAATCTGAAATGCACCACCTGCTCGGGCGGCAGCAGGGTTATGTCGCTGCCGAGCTTGTGCTCCCATGCCTGGATAGAGCCGTCCTTATTCAGGATGATTCGCATACGATCCGGGCGAAGGCGCCATAGCTCGTCAGTCTGTCCGGCAGGGATGTGGAACCAGTAGCCGTTGCCGGCGAGGTTCAGGTCGAGGCATAGGAGTTCCATCATGTCCGACCAGGCGAAGCGGGGGTTGGGGCGGGCGATCAGCTTGGCCCCGCGGTGTGTGGGCGACTCGTTCTCCCCTACCATCAGCCGCCAGGGGACGGAGGCCACGTCGAGCGAGAGGCGACGACAACAGGCATAGACCACCGCGTGGGATTTGTAGCCTTCGAGGATAGCCTTGTCGCCCGACCACGTATTCCAGACGGGACGGCCCGCCTGGAAGTCGGGAACGATAAGCGCGGGGTTGACCTCGCCTGCTGCTCGGTAGAGTGCGGGATCTTCCCACAGGACGGCCTTCAGCCAGCTTCGCACGCTCATATTCGGGTACTCGTTGCTGCCATCGTTCTCCCCTGGAACGCGAAAAAGGCGAGCCGCTCTCCGGTTTCCCGAAGAAATGGCTCGCCTCGTCTTGCAAGACGCGGGCGCGTATTCAGTTAGCTGCGGCTAATCTACGGCACAGGCCAACCTATGTCATAGGTATAGGTAGCCCTCAGATCGTCGGGCACATCAATGACGATAGCGGTTCCGTCTGGCTCCCCCTCAATGGGTAGCCTCTGCAATGCGACCACCGTCGAACCGGGCAATCCGCCCACCTCAGTTCCGACGATTGACTCAGCGATGATCGCGTCGTAGGGTATTGACAGTCGGGCAGTAATCTGCTTCATCATGCCACCACTTCTATCTTACCCCGAATCGCCAACGGGCGTCAAGTGGACTTCACGACTTCCGCCACGCCTTTCTTCCCCAGCAGGTACTTCGGCACTCGACCCAGCACCTCGACCTCCCGCGGCTGACTATCGTGGAAGCGCAAGTGCAGGGTCACCTCGCCGTAGCCGCCCAGCGCGTCGGCCTCCCGCTCCAGCGCCTCCAGCAGGTCCGCCCAATGCTGGTCGCGGGGCTGCTTCACTTGCCCTTGCCTCCCACGCTTACCCGCCGCCCTAACCCGAGCGCGACGTTGATCTTTCCCAGCATCTCCGCGGTGAACGCCCGGCGCATCCACCGGCGCGGTCGCGGCTTCCTGTGCGCTTGAGAGTACTGCACTGTCCCTGGCCTCTCGCTCTCCGCCCGCCGCCGCTCAAGGCGTAACTGGTTGCGCGACTTCAGCATCGCTCGCCCCTCCATCACGCCACGAACCCCCACGCATTCGAGGGCTCGCCCAGCATCAGCTCATGCATCGCCCACACCAGAGCGTCCGCGTGATCGGGTGAATCGCTCCCCATGTATCCGTCAGTGGCGAACGCACAGAGCTGGTCTTCCAGCACGTCAAAGATCCCAACGTGGAACACGCGCCCCTGCTCGTAGAGCGCCGCCACCGGCTCTGCCCGCGTGACCTTGCCCCTG